ATTGCTTCTGGAGGCAATTGTTGCCCCTGCTGTTGCATCTGAGCCTTACCTGCATCACGAAGCTGTTTCTGGATAGCGCGGGATGTGTTTGGGTCAACCTGTTCCAACGCCTGCAAGTGCTGTTGTAAGTGAGCCATTAGAACTTGCATTGCGCTCTGATCGACCTGCTGTTGTCGCTGTTGAGCCGCTTGGTTAAACGCGAAGAGAACGGATATATGCGCTTTGTGATCATCGCTAGGCTTGATTGCGACTGGGAATCCAGTTGCAAGCATAGTTGCGATTTCAGTCGCTTGATCTTCAGCTTGATCGCCAGAGGCTGCGTTCGGATCTTGGAAGAGTCTGCGGACCAGCGAGGGATCGTCTTGTTCAAGCACTGACTTTACCAATTCGCCCTGATTGACGAAAGGATTATTTTGGAACATCTGCATCCGAGCTACAGACTTCTGTAACGCAAACTGACGGTTAATAAAATCAAGTCCACCCTTCGGCTCAATCGAATACTCATCGTGGATACCATCTGGAGGCATCGAGCCAGTCTCTTCCGCATAGCGGTACATCAAGTCTTTCTTGTTGTACTGCGTGTAAAGCGACCAGCACTGCTTGAAGAGATGGGCTAGACCCATTCTGAACATACGATTGCGAAGATCGCCAGAAGCGGCTGCCTGCGACTGTAACGCTTGAATCTCGGTAGCAGTCTTGCGATCCGACACTTGGAACTGCGAGCCAGCACCAAAGTCTGGATTGCCCATCCGCTGTTCGGAAAGCAGACGCTCTTCGAGCATCAGTTTCTGGAAGTCAAATGGAGGCTGGCTAAACTGAACAGGCTTTAAGCCCTGTGGCAGAATCTGCCCAGGTTGCATCTTCAAGTTCGATGTGTTTAGCGAGATCGGATTCTGTGCTTCGAAAACTGGGCGGTTGGCAAGCTCCACATAGTCAGAGAGACTATTTTTTAATTTATTGAGGAGGTTCTCATTCGGGAGGAGGATCTCGGCCACACCTCGTGGACTGTACCAACCGCCACCAGTAACTTCATAAGGGAAATCTACGAAAGGTGGTTCACCGTGACGATAGGGCAATGTGAAAGGCTTGCGGACATCTTCGCTTAAAACAAGCGGACTATAAGTTTCGACCTTCCATCCATCCTCGGACGGAGTGTACATTTCCCAAAGGACAATACGGTCGTTCTCAGCTTCTTGAGTAATTCCCTCACGCCTGTAAATCTCGTCTTGAATCTCACTTCGTAAGCCCACTGATTTGGAGGCTTTACCAGAAATGGTTTTAATGAACTCGTCGTCCTGCTTGTAAAGCGGATTTGCCTTATAGGAATCGACACTCGTTGAGATGATGTGAACGATGAAGTCTGCATCTTTGAACTCCTTGGTGTAGGAAGGAACGATGATGTGGAAAGGATCAATAGCCTCGAAATCAATACGCTTCTTGTCCTCATTCCAAACAATCTTGGCAACACCACGTCCGTATAGGAGGATGTTGTCAATTACGGAAACAATCTCTTTCTGGAAGTTTGTCTTCTCCCGCATATTGTAATCAAACCAACGCTCGGCAGATACGGTCAACGGAGTCAACTGCTGGCGCATCGGGACGAAGCTGGAAAGGATGTCGTTGCCAATCGCGCTGTTGACGAAGCTGGGTTTCAGCTTCTCAATCGCTGTGTCAATTAGCTGAACGTGGAGATCGGCTGCTGTAGGCCAAGGCTTGACCTTACGGCGCACACCAAAGTAGCGAGCTTGATAAAACAACCGCTGGCGGTTCTCCCAAGTCTCGCGCTGGTTCAGCGCGTCAATGATTCTTGTGTAATAATCTGCACGGCGTGTATCTTTAGCGTTCATTTGTTGCGCTCCACTTTAAGTTCGTAAGAAAGATCGTTGACTGCATTCAAGGCTTTCCTCGCCCACTCACGAGTGCCAGGTGTGCCTCTACGGATTTCGGTATAGGTAGGATCTTTCATCAACTCCTCAACTATCCCCGTTGTGTGTGTTACTGGTGTCGTTGTTGCGCAACCACCAAGACTCACTACGCAGATCACGCTCAATAGCATTGCGGTTATGCTTCCACTCACCTTCGATGTTTTGTACTCGCTTCTCTTTCCAATTCGGAATGATGCGAAACACGGCTGCGATGATCTCAAGGATTGCACGCAGCACAAATAAATTATTTAATATTCAGCCCGACTGTCTTGAGGAAGTTTACGATCTTTTCCAAGAACGAATCATCCGCTGGGGTCGGTGTGAGTTTAACAATAATGCGAGCAGCGAGAACGATGCCACCAACAGCGGCTACGATCTCTTGCCAATTTGAAGTAATCCAATTCCAGATATTCATAGTGTTTATCCTCCTGCGTCAAATCCAGACATGACGGGATCGTGGGATACCATCATTTCCTGAAGTGACTTCCAAGTTGGACGTTCTATTTGGAAAGTCAAGTCCAAGCCGACATTAGCACCACTTACGCACAATGCCAATGCATCAGCCCTGTCGGGTGAGGCTATGCCTCTGGCACGCATTGAGTCTTTAGACTCCACGCCAAGCTTGCCCTTGCTGTTGGTGATGGTACGCCTGCAAGTCAGTTGGGCTGTCAAGTCCTCGTCGTCTTCAGGTAGGATGATTTCGGCATCCTCAATCTTCTTGGCCATATTGTACCACATCTCGGCTGACCTGTTGGTATACGCATTGTTGTCGTAAGCCGTGCCACCGAAATTCACCCTATTGACAGTCCATCCAGACTCAGCCAAGGCATCGCACATAACCATGCCCATGCCACTTGCGTCAGCGTAGATGTTGTTCGCTTCCAGCCCAGCCTTCTTAAACTCTACTATAAACCTGCCTACGGCTGCCATCGTGTCTTTCTCACGCCATGCAATCATGGGCAGAATCTTGTTGCCATCGCTTATGCAAATCACGTTTTGATCGCCGCCTGCCGCAAAGTCCACGCCTGCCGTCCTTACACCTGGCCTGAATCTGGGTGGTGCGTTGTAGCAGTTCTGTAGTTGGTTTAGGTTGATGACTAGGCTTTCCGCACCTATGTCCACAAACTCGCCGTAGATCATAGAACGAGTCAGCGGGTGCTTCTCACCGTAACGCTGGGTTATTTCGTCAATCTGCTTCTGCGTAATGTGGGGGCAGTCAAACGCTGTGACTGCGTGCTTCGACCACATATTGGCTTCCTTGGTAAACGCACGATAGAACGCACCGCTAGTCCCGCCTGGGCTGGATGCGATTAGCAAGCGGGTTGGTTGACATCGGCTGATGGCCTCAAACAGCGGGTCGGCTACGGTCTTGGCTTCGTCCACCACCATCAGCAACGGATGGTATTCGTGGTCTTCTGCGTGCCAGCCTTCAGCACGCCCAGGATCAGTCGCTGAATAGCCGATAATGCGACTCGTATTGCCGTTTGGGTGGAGGTAGCGGATCTCGCCAGATGTGACCTCCCACGCACCACCAAGCTTGGCAATGTGATTGCGCAGGCTAGGCCAGAGTTGGCTTTCGACTTGCCTAAAAACGCCCGCAGTCGTTACGGCGATTGAGCGCGGGTAAACTAGCGCGTGCCATATCAAAATAGCCGAAATGACGGTGCTGGTCTTGCCAGAGCCGTTGGCTGCACGCAGGGCTACGCGACAATCCTTTGCCTCTAAATCACGCAGTACCTTGCGTTGCCAGTCGTATAGATTGATTCCAAGTACGTTAGATGCGAATGCGGCTGGTTTAGAGAGGTCTTCAAGAATCTCTTCTTGGCTACGCTTGGGAGGCTTTGGCATTGCTGATGTTTAAGACCTCTTTTTATTTTGAGCCAGAATAATTTGGGGGGGTTTATGCGTATTAAATGGGGGCTGGGGGGCTGGCAGGGGGCGTGGTGGTGGGCGGATACTTAGCTAAAGACTCAGCCCTTGGCTTTCTTCGTCTCATTTGCTTGTGACGAGGCTTAGGCAAAACATTGTTATTGTCACCTTGACTATCAGCAACTTGTGATATTTGATACAATTTTTTATTGTGCGACATTTGATTTTTTGCATTATCTGTAAGAGGTTTAACATCAATATATTTATCTTGATTTTTGACCTCTTCTATTTTTTTTGCCTCTGTGATTTTCTTTCTCCCCGCAATCCCAGCCAAGAGTGAGGCGAGGTTGGAGCTGATTCCGTGAGTATGTTCTTGCGTAACTGCCAGCCTGGCAGATGGTTGTGAATACTGAAACGATCTTTCCAATATCCACGCTCTTGCTTGCCAGCTCTTCTCGCCAGCTTGGTTAATCGAGTCGAGGAGGTTCGCTTCTAGTTGCCTACGCTCTTTTTGCAGAGACTCGTTGAATGCTTTGTTTCTGTGTTGCCAATTCTGGATAGTTGCTGGCGAAATCCCCAACGCTTCTCCCGCTTTTTCATAAGTCAAACCCTTACGAACAAATCCCAAAATCTTCTCGTGAATCTCTGGCGTGAGTGTGGAATGTCGGCCAGCCTTCTTTTCTGTAGGTGCGGTGGAGTCCGCTGCTTCATCCATAAGTAAGACTAATAACATAAGGCGAGCTAAAAGAAAGTGAATTTGGTTCTTGTGTTTATAGGCAATCGGCTTTAGTTTGCTCGTATGGAAACACAACTGACACACGCCGAAGCGACCACGGCTCAAGATGTTCGCATTGCCGAATTGCTGAAAACTATCTCCACTCTCAAAGCCACGCTGGAAGAATGCTTGGACTTTGTGACGGAGAAACACGACTTCGACAAACCCAAAAATAAAACGGCTTGTCTTATCTCCTCTATTGATGAGGCGATTTATCAAGCAGACGAAGCAACGAAATAAACACCAAACCAAAGAAAGAAAAACACACTATGAAAACCAAAAACCGCACCAAACTCAAACCTATGAAACACACCACCGACCTCGTCTGGGTCGACATCGCCCTAACCTCATCCCCATCGGATGCCTTGGCGTATGGGTTTATGTCGCCAGACCTCGTCCCCATTATTAACCGCTTACTCAACGGAGGCTGGCACTCGCTCGTTATCGGTGGGACTTGCTACGAGCATCAATACAAAGAAGAGCTTCTCCGTAAGGCTACCAAGTGGGAGGAACAATCATAAGTCGAAACCCCTTCGGGGTCTTTGCGGTTGGCTACCGCAAACTGATGAGACAGCCAAAACCAAAACGAAAGGAAACGACACAATATGAAACGAACCATTGAAATAGAGGACACGCTCGACAATCGGGTTGAGTGTGCGATTGACGAAGTGAAATCAGAGCTGGAAAACTACTTGAAAGAGAATCCCGACACGGATTCTCTGCCTTGTCTCAATAACGATTTGGATTATAGCGGAGCGATTCACTCCATAGTTGATTCATCTGTTCCGATCTATACGCACGAAATCAAATCCACTTGGTATCTGCATGGATCGGAATTAGAGGAAGCTTACGAAAACGCTGGAGTGGGTGACAATCCTATGGAGAACGATGGGATGTCGGCGATCTACTTCTATATTATGGAAAAGGTGCAAGAGTGGTACAACAACGAGGCAGAGGAAGTATTCGAGAAGTGGGTGGAGTCGAAAAAATGAGCTGGGGAGTTTACAACACCAACGGAAAACTACTAAAGAAGTTTTCCTCTTGTGCGTCTGCTCATCGCTGGCTACTCCGAAACGATTTGGAGTGGAGTGGGTGCGAGATTAGGACGCTGAGAGGTGAATGGATAATGAACCCGATGAGAAAGGAGGAGAATCAAAAATGAACTCGACACCGCAAATCTATGCCTTGGGACTGCTCCACGGCGGGCTACTGCT